TTCCTTTACGAAAACCAGACACGTTATCGGGTATTGCGCTTGCGTGATGGCGTATATACCCAGGCTGTTTACGACGACAGCGGCGACGTAATTATAGAAGAGTTCGCCCCGACTGATTTCAGCGGTTCGACGTTCGACCATATCCCGTTTCACTTTATCGGCAGCGAGACAAACCGGCCAGATGTTGATAAGGCAGTTATCAGTGGAATTGTTGATTTGAACACTGCGCACTATCAGGTGACTGCTGACCACGCAAAAAATCTTCACATCCATAGCGGCGGCACTCTGGTTATCAGTTCTGAGCTGAGCAATGACCAGTGGAAAGAGGCAAACCCGAACGGTATCACTGTTGGTGCTGACCAGGGGATTTTCCTTGGCGCATCTGGGTCGGCTACCCTATTGCAGCTTGAATCTACCAGCGCCTCAGATACTCGCCTTAAAGCGCTTGAGTCGCAAATGCTCGCAGTCGGCGCACACCTAATCACAGAGCGCGGCGACAACGAGACCGCAGAAGCCGCACGCATCGACGCAAGCAGTAAAGCGTCTGCACTGTTGACCGCCGCTGATAACGTGTCCGAAGCAGTCGAGGCAGCTCTAGAGGATGCGGCTCGGTTTATGGGCGGCGATCCTGCTGCTGTCGAGTTCGAGCTAAACCGCGAGTTTTTCCCGAAAGGCGTAGACGCACAGGCCGTAATGGCTTCGATCCAGCTTCTAGACCGTGGCGTCATCGCGCTGGCAGACGTGCGCGATTCGTTGCGCGGCACGCCATACCTTAATGCCGATCGCACTGATGACGAACTCGACAGCGAGGCCGAAGAAGTCGAGCCGTTAGCGCCTGTTGTTGCGGCGCCTGTGGTGCCTGAGTGAGTACACAAGGCTACATATTCGACGCGCTCAGTCGACATCAACTGTTTATCCAGCGCCTAGCATCCGGCCAGGTTAAAAAGTCGCTGCCGATTATCCGTCGCATGGCGCGTGAGATTCGCGCAGCCCTGCTTAATCACGATCTAACCAGCTTCCAAGCCGCACGACTAACCGCGCTGCAACTGGAAATTAACGCCATCACCAAAGCTGCCGGTGTAGCCCTTGAGCAGCAAACTATGCCAGCTATGCAGGATTTTGCAGCCTATGAGGCACAATTTACGCAAAAGATGCTAGCGGGCTCGGTGACTGTCGAGCTTGCAGGCGTGAATAGTGCGGCGCTGTCTCGGGCTATCGAGTCGGCTCCGATGAAGTTAATCAGCGGTAAGAAAACGATTAACACGACCATGCTGGGGATTTTCGATACATTCGCTGCCGGCACCTCGCGCGAAGTTATGACCGCCGTGCAAGCTGGCATCACGCGCGGTTCGGTGACAAAAGAAATCGCCGCCGAGGTTTTCGGGCTGGTCAATACTCGCACCAAGGCGCAGGCGGAAACGGTTGTGCGTACTGCTGCGAATATGGCTGGGAGTGTTGCGCGCAATGAACTGTACAAGGCTAATGCGGACGTATTGATGGGCGAAGAGTGGTCCAGCGTACTCGACGGCAGAACAACCGATGTATGTATGGCTAGGGACGGCCAGATATACCCTGTTGGTCAAGGCCCAATGCCGCCCGCTCACTACAACTGCCGCAGCGTGCGAGTGCCTGTTGTCGATAAGGCCTTTGCAGAGCTTAGAGAAGGTGCAACACGGGCGACCATTTACGGCCCGGTTAGCTCGCAGACAACCTATAACAGTTGGCTAAAATCGCAGCCAGCATCGTTTCAGGATGAAGTGTTGGGCGATGCGAAGGCCAAGCTATTCAGAAGTGGCGGGCTGTCGTTGCAAAAGTTTGTTGACGACTCTGGAAAGTCATACACCCTTGACCAGTTGCGAGCACTTGAGCCTCTGGCGTTTGAGCGGGCAGGACTATAACTGGCACACTACTTGCAAGCATTATTTTCTAGGCTTACAATTTGACTATCGGGCTGTGCCCATATTGCAAAAGGTAATGCTCAGTGAGCGAAGAAACCGTAATTCCAGAAGTTAGCCCAGAGTTTGCAGAACTGAAAGCCGAGAATGAACGGCTAAAAGCGCACCATGCAAAACTGCTAGATGAAACAAAGACGGCAAAGCAAAAAGCCGCAGAAATTGAAAAGGCACAGCAAGAGGCCGAAACCGCACGGCAGCACGAACAGGGCGAATACAAGTCGCTTGCTGAGCGATACCAGAAAGAAGCCGAGGCAGAGCGCAAGAGTCTGCTAGAGCTGAAAGGCAGCATTGCCAACCAAGCGCTTGACGCCGCAGCAATGCAAGCCGCTTTGACCGAGGCAAACAGCCCGGCAAACGCAAAGATCATGGCGCGATTCATTCGTGACCAGCTTGAATACACCGATACCGGAGTGCTCGGCAAAGGTGGTAAATCGGCAGAAGATGCCGTGAAAGAATTGTTTGCGTCTGGTGACTTTGAAGCCCTGCGCAAAGGTAATCAATCATCGGGCGGCAGTGCTCCCGGTGGCAAATCAGGTGGCGGTGCTACCAAAGGCAATCTAGGCGGCACAAAACAAGAGCGTCAAGCAGCAATCGCTGCCCGCTATCCTGAACTATCAAAATAGGTAATACGCAATGTCTCTTTCGCAAATGAAGGTGTTCAACGAATACATCATGCCGGCAACCATTGAAACTCTCGGCCAAATGGTCGAAAAGTTTAACGGTGCTTCTGCTGGTGCAATCCGCCTGACTACCGAAGGTTTTACCGGCGACTTCTTGCAGGAATCGTTCTTCGCTGCTATCCACTCGGCACAGCGCCGCGTTGATCGTTACGCAGCGCAGTCGTCCGCAGCGGCAACCGATCTGACCCAGCTGCAACACAATACCGTCAAGGTAGCCGGCGGCTTTGGCCCGATCCGCTACGAACCAAGTCAAATGACTTGGCTGGAAAAGCCGACCGCAGAAGGCATCGAGGTTGCAAGCCGCAACTTTGCTGAGGCGCTGATGAAAGATCAGCTGAATACTGCCATTGCCGCACTGGTCGCAGCTATCAGCAACCAAGCGTCGGCAACCAATGACGTGTCGGCAACCGCTGGTATTAACTACGGCACTATGAACAGCGCACACGCATTGTTCGGTGATCGTTCGGGCGAGCTGGTTGCGCAGATCATGACCGGCGCCGTATACCACAAGTTGATCGGCGCAAACTTGACCAACACCCCGCAGCTGTTCCAGGCTCAGGGCGTGCGCGTTGTCGATATCCTCGGCAAAGCAGTCATCGTGACAGATGCGCCTGGCCTGTATCTGGCTGGCACCCCGAACAAGGATTTCGTTTTGTCCTTGGCTCCGGATGCCGCTATCGTTTCGAACGCTGGCGACGTTATCAGCAACATCGAAACCAGCAACGGTCAGACCCGTATCGAAACCACCATGCAAGTAGATTACACCTTCGGTCTAGGCTTGAAGGGCTACGCATGGGATGTGGCGAACGGCGGCAAGTCTCCTACCGATGCTGAGCTGGCTACCGGCAGCAACTGGGATAAAGTGGCGACTGACATCAAGCACACTGCTGGCGTCATCACCATTGGCGACCAAGCTAAGGCTTAACGCTAGTCGTTAATCTAGAGGGGCGGCTAATGCTGCCCCTTTTTTTAGATAGAGGATTTACAATGACTATCGCTTATGAGCCGCACCCAGTATCGCCTGAGCGCAAGAAGGAATTGCGCGACCAAGGCTTAAAGATTGTTGACGCGCGCTTTGCTCCAGTGGAAGAAAAGACAAAAGAGCCTGAGCAATCAGTGCGCCGTGGTCGTCCATCTAAAAACATTCAGGCAGGTGAAGAATAATGGCCCAGCATACAACGATTACCGGCTCTGCCGGCGCATGGGTTCAACTTACCAATGCCAACGCAACCGATGTAACCTTTCAAAACCTATCAGATTCTCCAGTGCTGATTAGCGGGACTACTGGAGCAGTTGCACCAACCACTACAGCGGGCGCTTTTAGTTACCCGCCGCAGTCCGGCGAGATGAAAAAGGCGCTGACTGATATGTTTCCCGGTGTAGTTGCTGTTCGCCTGTGGGCTTACAGCGTAAACGGTAAAGTTCAAGTGTCTGTAAGTCATGCTTAGTCCGTTATCGGGTTTTGCATTGCGTGGGCTAGGAGCTGGTGGCGGCAGCTCTTTGGTTCTACCTGAGTTTGACTATCTTGTTACGCTCGGGTCGTCCACTACCTATCAGGTGTTCACCCTCAACCCGATCCTTGGTCGACAAGAGCAGCCGGCGCGCAAGTCGTTTACAGGCGCCGGTTTTGATCTGCCGATCATCAACAAGGCTGTCGAGGGGAGCACAATCGCCAACCTCGATACCAACGTGAACACCTACCTGACTTCGCTCGGGCCTATCAGCGCGGCTGACCCATCACGTGTTGCCGTGGTCGTCAACATCGGCAGCAACGATATTGGTACAACTGATTACGACGCGATGCTGCAAGCAACAAAGGACGCGATGCTGGCAGGGCTCAATAGCATCGTCACCAAGATTCAGGCGTTCGGATTTACGCCGATACTCGCCACGTCGAACAGCCGCAAAGGGTTTGAGCTGCTTTATCAGGAGTGGGCCGAGAAGTTTTACCGCCCCGCCGTGCTCGCCAGGACTCCATTCTGGTATATCGGGCCGAATGCGGTGTTCGATTACAGCCAGTTCTATTACGACAACAAGGACGTGGCAAATTGGTGGAACGCAGACAACGTACACCCATGGATGGCCACGACACCAATGCAGGCACACACAATTGCTCAACTCGCCAGCAAATCGGTGTTGCCGACTGTAGATGCAGCCGAAAGCGTGTTGATCTACTTCCCGAACACGCTGAACTACTCAGGCGGAATGACCTCTATCCAGGGCGGTGCGGCCGGGTCGTCATCCGCGATCTATGACACCAATGGGCAGCTGATCCCTGGAGCCACTTTCGGCTGGACTGGCGCGACCGGGATATCTGGCAGCTTCCGTACAAACCCCGGCGCATGGGATGTTGATCTATCGCACAACTTGGTGCAGGGCTGCACGACTTACTCCAGTGGTGGCACCATCACATATACAGCAAACTTCGGCGTCGCCTATGCAAACCGCACCGGTACGTTGAAGGTTACGGCCAGTAGCAGCGCAGCGGGGCGGCTCACAAAGATCACCGTCGGCGCAGGAACAGCAATGATCAATGCAAGCGGTCCAGGCGTGCAGATTGTCGAATTGCCGTTCACGCTGGACGCTTCCGGCGTGCTGGTTTTCACGGCAATGCCGCAATCACCATCGACGTTTGCGAACGTCAGCGGCGTTGAATTTGTCTTTAACTAAGGTGATATATGGCCGGTCCAGCTGTTAACGGCGGAATTTCAACAGAACTATTGACAGATATTGTCGATGGTGAGCGCAGTATGCGCGTGCTTACAGAGGCGCCAGATGGGTTATACACCGGCACGCGCGCAATGACTGTTCAATACTATACGGAGGCGAACGTAAAGAACGGGGCGCAACATGCGCTTGCGACGTATAACCCTGCATTGCCAGCTGCGCCGGGCTTTACTGATATTGTCGTAATTACTGGCGCGCTACCAATCTCTATCAAGGGTCGTGCATTCCAGTGGGATGGCGCAGGCATTCAGCTTGATACTTATCGCTCGCCAACCTATACGGGCGGAACGCCGATCACTTACTACAACATGAGCGACATTGCTCAGCTTGCCGGCCTTGCGCAGATTCTCGGCTCGCCAACGGTGACAGACGTCGGCGTTAGGATTTCCCCGACTCGCACCCTGCTAGGATCTACCGGGCAGGGCAACTCGGTCCTATCGTCAGCAGCAAAGGACGCTGACGGGCTGGAAAGCATTCTGGCGCCGAATACAACATATCTGTTTCGCACTACTAGCCTGCACACGGCAACGCAGCGGCTGTCGAGCTTTTCGACGTGGTATGAGGGTGATCTTGATTTGCCCATAGCGTAGATAATCGCCGGCCTAAACAGCCGGCTTTTTTTATGGCATAATTCCTGCATTGAATGAGGATTGCACATGGCTCTCACTGTAGGCTTGGACACATACGCAACCGCTGCACAGTTGGCTGCATATGCTGCTGCTCGCGGGGTTACGATCACTGGCGCGCCTGATACGCTATTAACGCTTGCCATGGACTACCTAGAGTCGCTAGAAGGCCAATGGCAAGGCTATCGCACATCCAATACCCAGCCGCTTGCATGGCCCCGCACTGGCGTTTACGTCTATGGTTCGCTGCAAGCCTCGGATGCAGTGCCACAGCGGATCATTCAGGCGCAGTGCCAATTAGCGATTGAGGCGGATTCGCAGGCGTTGATGCCGACCGTTGTTGCGGGCGCGAAAGGTGCGGTAATCGAAGAGACTGTAGACGTGATCTCGGTTAAGTATGCCGAGGGCGCGACTAATGAGGCGCCAGTATTCCGCAGCGTAACGGCCATCGTTAAGCCGCTTTACAAGATCACTGGCGGCGGGTCTAACTTCGCGGTCACTCGTGTATGAGTTTCTACAGCGAACTGTCAGCAACCGCGCTTCGCATTCTTGCGGACAAAGGCGACCCCGGAACACTCCAAGTCCAATCTGGCGCCACATACGACCCAGCAACGCAAACTAACGCGCCAACATATACTACTTACCCGGTTTCAGTTTACGTCGGCAACTACTCAGGCCGAGTCAATGAGTCTGGCACGCTAGTGCAGACTAGCGACCGGAAGCTGATCGTGTCCGGGCAGGGAGTTGTATTGGAACCCGCCATGTCGTGCATCGTCACAGTTGGCGGCGTTTCGTATGCCAGCCAGAATATCAAGCCGGTTGGCGGGCAAGGCACTAACGTGGTGTTTATTATTCAGGGGCGTGCGTGATGACAACGATTGCATACAAAGATGGCGTGATTGCATATGACTCGCGCATGAATGCGGGCGCAACTATTGTAGATGACGATTTCGACAAGAAAACAGATCGCGACGGGGTTTCGTTTTTCTGTACCGGAAGCTCACCTGATATTGAAAACCTAATTGAACTTTACCTTGGCCGCGATAATGGGGCACATGATATCTCAGCATCTGCCTTTGTTGTAAAAGATGGATCAATGTATTTGGTCGGGTGGAATAAAACAGATGGCATATGGAGGGACAAGCTAAGCCCTGAAAAACCATACACGATCGGCAGCGGATCTGATCATGCCTGGACGGCCATGGATTGCGGAAAATCAGCAGTTGAAGCTGTTGAGCTAGCCAAAAAGCGAGACTCTGGCACTGGCGGTTTAGTTCGATCTTATAAGGTTGCGCAGTGAGTTTTTCGGATGACGTTCAAGGCTTTGCCGCTAAGGCTGGAAAGTCCGTTGACGAAACAATGCGCGCCATTGCGCTGGAACTATTCAGCAGCACAATTAAAGACACTCCTGTAGACACTGGTCGAGCGCGCGGTAACTGGCAGACCACTATCGGCGCACCAGCTACAGGCGAAGTCGATAGGCTTGGCGAAGACGAGTCGGTTAAAGAAGTCTCCGCAACCGTGGCTGACTTTAGCGGCGGGAAGGTCATCTACCTAAGCAACAATTTGCCCTATATCTACCGCCTAGAATATGACGGCTGGTCTGACCAGGCTCCCGGCGGAATGCTGAGAAAAAACGTAGCCCGCATCCAACAAATAGTCGCAAAAGCCGCACGGGATAATAAAGTATGAGCATAACCATGAAGTTAATTATTAAGTACAAATGGTTTTTCTGGCCTTGCTTTTGCATATGCTATGTCGCCACAAGGTGCGGAGCTAGCACCGAAAAAATGGCAGGCTTTATCGTTAATCACTGCATGACGCTGGAAATTAAATGAGCGCATTTAAAAACATCTCGCAGGCGCTAATCGACCGATACCGGGCCGGCGCATTCTTTACTGATGCGCTGACAGCCTACGAAAACGCCGCATTCACAAAGCCGCCAACTACTACGGCATGGGCGTCCGTTTTCATCGTGCCAAATCAGCCATCCGTCGAGTCTGTAGGCGATGGCGGAATGGATGGTCACACCGGCTTTATGCAGATCGACCTGAACTATCCAGCCAACGCAGGCGCCGGCTCAGTTGTTACGAAAGCCGATAATGTGGCACAATACTTCAAAGCTGGCACGCGCCTTGCATACAGCGGTCAGCATGTACAAATTCAATCGTGCGGACGCTCTCAGGGGCGGCCAGTTGACGGCTGGTACAGAGTCAGCATGACAATCAACTGGACTGCATACGTCCCGAGGTAATACAGAATGCCAATTGCATCAGCATCAGTCGTCAGCCTTTACTATGTTGCCGAGGTGGCCGGTGTAATTCCGGCATCGCCAGCCTGGAAGCCTATTCGTTACAAGACCGGCGGCAATTCGCTGGCCTATAACGCCGAACGAATCTCCAGCGAAGAAGTGCGCGGCGACCGTCACCGTACCGCAGACCGTCGCGGTACTTTCTCTGCTGTCGGCGATCTGTCGTGCCAGCTTGCATACGGAGCGCTTGATGACCTGCTGGAGGCTGGATTCTGTGGTACTTGGGTAGCTGCAACTCCGGTTACCAATACCGGCATTAGCGCAGCCAGCGTAGACAGCTCGTTTAACAGCTCTGCCACGTTCACCCAGGTAGCAGGCGACATTATCAAGGTGTCCGGCTTTGCATCGCCAGCTAACAACGGCCTGTTTCGCGTAGTCACCGCGACCACTTCAAAACTAACCGTTACCAGCATCGAAGGCACAGCCGTAACGCTTGTTACTGTTGCTGCTGGCCCGGCGATTACCGTCACGGCGCAATCTAAGCTGGTTACTGGCACTACCCGTCGCACCTTCGCCATTCTTGAGCGCCATACCGATCTCGGCATTGACTACGTTTACCGTGGCATGGAAGTCGACAAGATCGCAATCAGTGGCAAGGCTGGCGAAAAGTGGGATGTAACTTTCTCACTGCTTGGCACTTCGCAAGAGCAGCTTGCTTCCTTGCCGGCTGGCTCTACTTTCGTGCCAGCTACCACTACCGACTTTATGACTGCGCTTGACGGCAGCCTGGATATCGCCGGCACTGAGTTCGGTTTCTGCACTGAATACACCGCTAGCGTGGCTAACGGTATCGCGCAGAAGTTCGTAGTCGGCAGCAAAAACAGCGTGGCCAGCGTTATCGACACCATCACCGCAGACGGCACAGTTGTCGCGTTCTTCGACTCGGCAGCGTTCTACAATCGCTTCCTTAACGATACCCATGCCAGCATGGATCTGGTCGCGCATGACGGCACAAGCGCTTACCGCCTGAAAACCCCGGACGCCACTTACGTTAGCGGTTCCAAGCAGTCGAGCGGTACAGACGTTATCGTTAACCTTACCTACTCGGCGGGCTACAACCTTGCCGCGAATAGTGAGTTTGTACTGGAGCGCATTGCTTAATGGCTGGTTTCAATGACGGTTACAGCTTGGAGGCGGCCAGCGATGGCCGCGAGTTCCTAGCTCCAGACATTAACGGCGTACCATCGGTAAAGATGACCATTCGCCACGCTCAGAGCGATATTTTCCGGCGCGTTATGGCTGTCGAGCTGGCTACATTGTCGGGTTCGCTTGCCGGTATCGAATGCCCGATTGAGCGTCAACAACTGGTCGAAGAATCCAGTCTGCGCGCTATGTCTTACCTTGTAGCGGCGTGGGAGCTTGAAGAGGAATGCACGCAGCCTAACGTGCTGGCGTTGCTGCAAAAGCGCCCGTATCTGGCAAAATGGATTGACCAGCAGTCGGTGCGCAGTGCTGATTTTTTCGTGCCGGCCTCGACAGACTAATTGAGTACGCCGAGGCATGGGCAAAACTACAAAAGCGGGTTAGCAAGGATAGCGACCTTACGTTGGGCGAAGTGCTACACCGGCAATGGAAGCGCTCAGGAGTAAAGCCAGACGCGCTGAAAATGCCGGACGTACCTGATGAGCTGGCCTACTTGTGGCGCTGGTACTTTGAGCTAAAGCGCAATAGTGACCCGCTAACGTGGGAAACCATGGATAGTTGGTCTCGCATGACCTGTACTCCAGTTTGCGGACGCGATGCAGCGGCACTCATTAAGATAGACGACGCCATTTTAAGGAGTGCGCGCAATGACTGAAACGGCAAGTCTTGTAGTATCAGTTTCAACAGAAGGCGTAAAGACGGCAACAGAAGAGCTAAAGAAGCTCGGGTCTTCGTCTGGCCAGACTGAGCGCGCCACAGAAGGCCTAACAGATGCGCTGAGCGATGCCGCAAAGGCTGCCGGGGTTTATGCCGACGCTTCTGGTAAGTTGCGGGAGGCTAACGGGCGGTTTCTATCTAGCGCGCGCAAAGCAGAGCTAGGGCTTGAAGGCGTAGAATCTAAGTTTAAAAGCGCATCTATCAATGCTGATTCGCTTGGTCGTAACATCGGCAGGTTAGCAGCAGCCTTTGCCGGTGGCGCCTTCTTTCAAGCCGTTGTCCGCAACACCATCGAATCTGAAAACGCACTTGCCCAGCTCAACGCCACGATAAAATCTACTGGCGGCGCTGCTGGCTTGTCGTCTGACGAGCTGGTAGGCATGGCGCAAGGATTGCAGCAAGTAACCACGTTTGGCGACGATGCCATCATCTCGATGCAGTCGCAACTGCTGACGTTTACCAAGATCGGAAAAGACGCAGTACCCGCTGCAACAGAGGCAATTCTTGATCTTGCAACCAAGATGGGCGGCGACCTTAAGGGCGCAGCTGTTCAGGTTGGTAAGGCGCTAAACGACCCTGTACAGGGTATCAATGCGCTATCGCGTGTAGGCGTATCTTTTACCGAGGATCAAAAAGCAGTCATTGAGGCGCTTGTAAAAACTGGCGATGTTGCAGGCGCTCAAAAGATAATTCTTAAAGAACTTGCGGTTGAATTTGGCGGCTCTGCGCGTGCTGCGCGTGATACGTTCGGCGGCGCAATTACCAGCCTGCAAAACTCTCTGGGCGATTTACTGGAAGGTAGCGGCGGAAATCTTAACGATGCAAAAACTGCCGTTGAAGAGCTTAACAAAGCAATCTCTGATCCGGCAGTTAAAGAAGCGTTCGGCACTATTGTTGCGGGCATTCTCAATGTCACAACCGCCGCAGCAAATGCACTGCCAGTCCTTACCAATTTCACCAAATGGGTAGGCGAAGAACTTGCCGCAGCTGTTGGCGGGCCAGCCGAGGACGATCTTGTCCGCACGTCTGACGCCATAGCAAAGCTAAAGTCAGAACTCTCTGGCTTTGACCAGCAAACCGGCCTAGCTAAGTACCTGAATAAAGATCGCGTTGCAGAGATGCGCGTAGAGCTTGTCAGGCTTGAAGAGCAATACACCCGTGGCGAGGCCGCACAGGTTGCAGCATATCAGGCGCAGCAGCAGCTAGCCGAGCAGCAGAAAAAGCTGACTGAGCAAAACAACCAAGCGATACCCACGATTGAATACAAAACAAAAGCAGAAATAGCTGCCGAAAAAGCAGCCGCAAGAGCCGCTAAAGCAGCCGCAGAGCACACAAAATCATTAAATGAGCAGGTTTCAGTACTACAGCTACAGGCACAGAATGTAGGTAAAAGCACAACAGAAGTAACCCTGTTGAAACTCGCACAAGATGGAGCAAACGAATCTCAACTAGCTTCGGCAAGGATTGCGCTTGAATCTATAGACGCGCAGAAAAAGAAAATAGAGTCCGACAAAGAAGCCGCAGCCGCAAAAAAACAAGAGCAAAACGAAAACGAATCATTCATAAAAAGCATGGAGTCGGCAACTGAAAAGCTTGCAGCAAAGCAGCAGAGGCTTTATGACTTATACAAAACTGGCGTTATCACCCAGGACCAATATTCTCGCGGCTCAAAAGAGGTTTCAGACGGCCTTATAAAAATTGTCGAGGATGCCGACAAGACTAAAAGCGCTTTAGATGACTTCGCAAAAACAGCTCAGGAAAATATTCAAAGCCAGCTTGCAGACACATTAGTAAATGGCTTTAACGGATCGTTTAAAGACATCCTAAGCGGCTGGGGCAGCATGATACAGCGCATGATTGCTGAGGCAGCAGCGGCGCAGCTTACAGAGTCACTATTTGGTGCGCTTGGAGTTGGTGCAGGCGCTAAAGGCGGCGGCGGAGCGGCAAGTGCACTGTCTGGCATCGGCAGTTTCTTCGCTGGCTTCTTCGATAATGGCGGAAACATCCCAAGCGGCCAATTCGGCATCGTTGGCGAGAAAGGCCCGGAGATTGTGCGCGGCCCTGTCAACGTGACCGGGCGAGAGGCAACCGCTAAAATGAGTGGCGGAAATACCATCATCATCAATCAGCCTGGCGTATCCAATACCAGGGAAGCAGAACGCAGCGCGGGCGCAACGCGGCGCGCGGTATTCGGTGCAGTCAACTCGGGATCACGTTATGCCTAGCTTTTTGGAAGACCGTCTACCCATTAACATCGATTACGGCTCTTCGTTTGGCGAAGAGTACGCCGTAGAAATCGACACAACGGCGAACGGTAACGAATACAGGCGATTGCGTCACAATGCGCCACGCGCGCGTTATGACTTGTCTTTCGATATGCGCCAGCAGCTATGGGTAATGGATGAGGTAGTGGCGCTATTCCATCGCGTGTTTGGAAAGTTCGCAGGCTTTCGCGTCAAGAACATTGCCGACTTTTCAAGCAATGGCTACACCGGTACACCTACATTTGCAGACCAGGCTTGCGCGCTTGTCTCGGCTGGCGTGTATCAGCTCCAGAAGTCATATGGCGGTGCAGGTAGCACGCTGTCGATTGGGCGCCCTATCCGTACGGTTTTTAAGCCGGTAACTGGCACCGTGCTATTTGGAGTTGGTGGCGCCGCATATCCGTCTGGGCAGTGGTCAGTCGCTAGCGCTACAGGTCTGGTAACGCTAGCAACAAACAAGACCCGCGCTATCACTGCCATTACGAAAGCGGCGCAAGCAGTCGTCACGGTCGGATCGAACACGTTCGCCATTGGTGAATCTGTCGCATTCTCTGGCGTTGTCGGCATGACGCAGATAAACGGACTGCGCGCGCTGATCACCGCAACAGACGCAACGACTATCACCGTCGCAATCAACTCGACAGGATTCGGCACATACACCAGCGGCGGCACGGTGCAGACTAACCCGATCACTGGCGAGGCTGTTACAGCCGGGTTTGAGTTCGATCTACCCATGCGCTTCGATAGCGACATATCGGGACTGACATTCGCAACATTCGACACGCTAAGCACTGGCGGGATTAACTTGGTGGAAATTCTTAACCCATAACGACGAACGGTAGGCGCGCGATGGAAAAACTAGACTATTCTCCAGCCACACAAACAGGAGATTACGAAATGAGTTCTTTTAAATCGCGCATCACCCTCGCCGCTAACCGTGCTGGCCGTGTTACCTATCGCAGCCCTGAGCTTGAATGGCTGCATAAGCTAGCAACCATTCGCGCAAAGGCAGAAGCCTACGCAGCCAATCACCCGTCACCGCGCGCAGTTTTTTAACATTGCGTAATGTGGCATAATCTTTGCATTAGCAGAGGTTATGCCATGAAGGCCAGCGTAGTTGACTACCAGTTTCGCATCACTTGCGTCCGCATTGAGCCGTTAATCGGCTCACCTATCTATATCACTGACCATATCCGCGATCTGACGCTAGGCGGTAATCTATACCGCTCTGATGCAGGTTATGAGTTTAGCGGAAACGCCACAGAATCCAGCATGACGCCGGGCACCTTTGACCTTGAGGGGATCATTGAACTTGCCGGGATTAGTCGTGCGTCTATTGCTAGTGGATTCCTCGATAACGCCAAGCTGTATGTATTCGCTACCGAGTGGACGGCTCCCGTCGAGGATGACGAGCCAATCAGCAAGGGCATTCTTGGGCGCACTACGCTGAAAGATGACCGATATAGCATCGAAGTAATGAGCCTGATTGATGCGCTAAACCAGCCAATCGGCAAGACTTACGGCGCAACCTGCCCAAAGAAGTTTGGCGGCCAAGAATACGCAGGCTGCAAGAAGGTGGTAACGCCATCCACCGGAACAGTAACCAGCGTGACAGACCGCTACAACTTCACCGCGTCTGCGCTCGCTGGTGCTGCTGATTACTTTGGCGCAGGGTCTATCGTCTGGACTACTGGCGCAAACGTCGGACTGAAATCGCAAGAGGTTAAAGCGTTCGGAGTTGGCGGTGTAATTGAGCTATACGAGGCATTTTTCTATCCCGTAGAAGTCGGTGATGAATTTGAAATTACGCCTGGATGCCGCAAGCGCCTTGAGGATTGCCGCGACAAATGGTCAAACGTCCTTAACTTCGGCGGATTCACGCGCATTCCGACTAGCAACACATACACCACAAGGGGCCTGAAATGACGCTGGCAGAGCGCGCGCTACAAGTCGCACAGGATGCAATTGGCACGCCTTTTTTGCATCAGGGGCGCGTTGCTGGCCTTGGGCTGGATTGCGCCGGGCTTTATGTGCATATTTGCCGTGAGCTTGGATTGCTGCACATCGACGCAAAGGGCTACCCGCGCAATCCATACGATGGCCAGCTAGAAAGGCAACTTGATTCGCAGCCATGTCTTGAGCGCGTCTCAGAGGCGGCGCCGGGTGACATCCTCGCCATGCGTATCAGCAAGCAGCCTCAACACATCGGTATTCACGCAGGCTACATGGACGGGCATCCTTATATCATCCACACCAGCGAAGAGCATGGCGGCACGGTCATGCACCGCATTGATGAGTTATGGCGCGCGCGCATCATGCGCATTTATCGTTTTGTTGAGGTGTCGGAATGAGTACTGGCCAGATTGTTGGCGGAGGTGGCGGGGCGATAATTGGTGCGATACTGGCCGCCCCAACTGGCGGCATGTCATTGGCGGCTGGCGCGATACTTGGGGCACAGCTTGGGATGACGGCAGGCGGCCTGCTAGATCCTCCAAAGGGTCCAACCGTCGAAGGACCACGCCTTGGCGATTTATCCGTACAGACCAGCACATACGGACAATTCATCCCTCGCACATACGGGACAATCGGCATTAGCGGCAACGTCTTTTGGCTTGAAAACAACAAGATTAAAGAAGTCGTCAAAAAGAAAAAGTCAGGCGGAAAAGGTGGCGGCTCATCTACCACCGTCAAGACTTACACCTACTTTGCCACGTTCGCAGTTGGCTTGTGCGAAGGCCCTATTGCTGGCGTCCGTCGTATATGGATCGGTCCTGATCTTGTTTATGACGCCGGATCTGATGATCTGGAAACGATAATTTCAAGCAATAATGCGTCGTCTAAGTTCACAATCTATCTCGGTACTGACACACAGCAGCCTGACCCACGCATGCAGGCAGAAATGGGCGTTGCTAACTGCCCAGCATATCGAGGGCTTGCCTATATTGTGGTAAAGGATTTGGCGCTGGCAAATTATGGCAATAGCGTGGCGGGCGCGCAGGTAAAGGTTGAGACTGTTAGCTCATCAGATTATAGCGGGCTTGAAAAATACGGCGCAGACATACTAATACCGGGGCTTATTGGAAACTACACAAATTCACCATACAGTTCAGATGAGTCTATTTCTGTTTGGAGCATCGGCAGCGAATGGGCTACATCTACAGCCGTTGAAATTAAAAGATTTTCAGTCCTAAATGACGGAACATACAGGCCGTCAGGTGTTTTTCAAGTAACTTTACCTAATAATGATCCTGACGGATTTGGCATTGGTTATGCGGTAAACGGGCAAGGCGATGAAGATATTTTCTGCATTCCAAAAACAACAGGTAACGGAGGTATTGTATGCGTATCTCAAAATGGCAACGTATCGACCTATGATAATCATACGCCAGCATCTTATGCGTCTGCCTATCATATAAAAAATGGATTTATTTTCTTTGGATCGCGTAATGGATCTGACATAACCGTGACAAAGGCAAGCCTTGCGACAGGCGAGACAAGTCAAGTTGTTATGCCATTTGTCGCTTCGGGTGGCGCAATCGATGCGCTTGGAGTAGTCGGCGGGAGTCTTTGCGTAGGGTGCCAAAACTCAAGCGATGCCAATAAGCGATACCTTTCCTTTTTTGACACTGAAACGTTAGCTTATCAAGCTTCTTATCCGGCTACAGACATAAACGCCAGCATATTAAATTTCTCTATTGAATTTTGTGATGATGTTATGTTTTTTTCTGATACTTCTGGAAACCTTTACAGCAAGGATTATTACAGCGCTCCCGCTGAGCTTATTGGTTATGCTACAAACGATTTTGACCCAGCATCTTCTGCTTACCTTTACCGAGTTTTCTCAAGATCTGGAACTTTTGCATTATGGCTCAGCCACTATGGATCTGATGGTAAGTTAGCTATGTTCACTAGAAACATAGTTACTCCAGAGCTTGTTCCGTTGTCTTCAATCGTCGCAAAAGAATCAGAGCGCTCAGCGCTGATTAAGCCGGCCGATATCGACACGACCGGACTATCCGACTCGGTTACAGGATTTAAGGTCGCCGCAACTGGCAGCATCCGCAACGCAATTGAGCCGCTGCGTGGAGCGTGGCCGTTCGACGTTGTGCAATCTGGATACATTATCAAGGCGACAAGCCGAGGATCGGCGTCAGTTGTAACTATTCCAGCTGGTGAGCTTTCCATTGATACGCAGCTTACCGAATCGCGCGAAATGGATTCGCAACTTCCGCAAAATGTAACGGTTAAATACATTGACCGTGATCGGGACTATGACGTAAACGAGCAGCGCGCACAGCGTGACAATACCGAGGCTGTTAATTCGCTTGTTATTGATTTACCTGTTGTTCTTTCTGCTACTCAGTCTGCTCAGGTAGCAGAAAAGCTGATTCGTATTTACGCGCTTGAAAAGTCTGACTTTAGCTTTGTTCTGCCTGCACCATATCGCTATCTTGAGGCCGGCGACGTGATCACAATCGCAACGGATGATGCTGATTATGTTTTGCGCCTGGTGTCGGTCAATTACACGGCGGATGGTCGTTTAGAGTGCGCCGGGCGGCCAAGCAGTGCATCGACGTATACAAGCATTGCGCCAGGTGATGGCGGACAGCAGGGCGATGCAAGTATACCGCTCGCAGGATCTACCATCGGGATTATTATCGACTGCCCAGTGATCGACGAAGTATTGCAGAATGCGCCAGGGTTCGCGTCGGCGTTTACAGGATACTCGACTGGGTGGCCGGGAGGCGTGCTTTATCAGACGGCCGACGGAGGCCAGACTTGGACTGACTTACAGGCGTTCGACGGGAAGTCTACAGCTGGATATGCTCAATCGCCTTTGGCAGTTAACGCTGGCAACCTTATTCAAAAAGGCGGGTCGCTAACTGTTTCGCTTATATCCGGAACGCTCGAAAGCGTGACCGAGGCGCAGATGCTAAATGGTGCAAATATCGCAGCATACGGAGTCAGTGGCCGATGGGAGATTATCCGTTTTCAGAATGCAACGCTTAACGGCGACGGCACTTATACTCTTGATACGTTCTGGCGCGGTGATCGTGGTACGGAATGGTCTACTGGGATGCATGCTGCAAATGATTATTTTATATTGATGACAGATCCTGATCTGGCGTTTGTCGGAATGACAACCGATAGCATTGGCCAGCCGCGCGATTATCGGGCGATTACTGTTGGCGCTGATATTGATAGCGCTACTAGTACTGCATACACATATGATGCGGTGAACCTTGAAACATATTCGGGAGTGCACCCTGTTGGCAGTAGAGCGGCTAATGATCTGACAATTAAGTGGCAGCGACGAACTCGTGTCGGCGGTGCGTGGCGCGATAATGTTGACGCATCGATAGGCGAGGCAACAGAGGCATATGAGGTCGATGTTATGGATGGCTCTACTGTTAAGCGTACGCTGACAGCAAGCACGCCTAGCGTGCTGTATACTAGCGCAATGCAAATAACAGACTTCGGCTCTAATCAGTCAGCAGTAACAGTTAAAATTTATCAGTTATCGTCGGTAGTCGGTCGCGGCTATCCATTGGAGGCGACACTTTGACAACTCCTAAACTCGCACTGCCTGAGCTTGTAGTCGGGCAGGCAGGCAAAGAGCTAACCCATAACCAGGCTCTAGCTGTATTGGATCAACTGGCGCAAGCTGTTGTAGTTGATAAGGATTTAGCTACGCCACCAGTCAGCCCTGCAAACGGAGCGATGTATATCGTTGCGGCTGGCGCTACTGGCGCATGGTCCGGGCAATCTGGAAAGCTCGCCTATTGGCTGACAAGTGTTGGAGCTTGGACGTTCTCAACACCAGTAAACGGCTGGTCTGTATGGGTCGCAGATGAGGCTGTTCGGTATGAGTTAAAGGCCGGTGTATGGACGGTTGTCGCAACTGGCGGAGGCGCAACCCTACCAGTCGTGCAGGCGCTTTCGGCTAGTCGATCACTCGCCTTGATCGATATCAACAAATTCAACGTCAACTCGACGGTCAGCAACTACACCGCTACAGTCCCCGCCCAGGCCACCGTAGCTTGGACGGCCGACGCAGAGATGCACTTCCTGCCATCGAGCACTGGTGACATCACCATCACGGCAGATGCGGGCGTATCGCTTAATGGCGTTGTGGCCGGGTCGCTGACCTTGAGCACGCAGAATGGTGCAGCCACACTGAAACGTACTGGCGCCGATGCTTGGTGGATCGGGGGGGTTATTGGTACGACTGCCGAACAGCGGGCGGCGCTTGGGCTTGGAAATATCAGCGGTATCAACCGGCTAATAAACGGGGCCTTTTCGGTTAACCAGCTCGCTCTTTCCGGGACAGTTACGCTGGCGGCAGGCGACTATGGGCATGATGGGTGGAAGGCTGGCGCCAGTGGCTGCACATACACATTCGCAACCACGGCTAACGTAACGACGCTGACAATCACTGCCGGCAGCTTGCAGCAGGTGGTGGAGGGCGTGAACCTGCAAAGCGGCACGCATACGTTATCGTGGGTGGGAACGGCCCAAGGAAAGATTGGCGCTGGTAGCTATTCAGCTAGCGGTGTCACGGGCGCGGCCACTGGCGGCACCAACCTAACAGTCGAATTCAACACCGGCACGCTGTCGCTCGCCCAGTTACAGCCTGGCGACCAAGCGCTGCCTTTTGAAAATCGCCTGGTAACTCAAGAATTGCTGTTATGCCAGCGGTACTACACGACATTTGATACGCAGGTCGCTGAGTATACGCAAAACGGATTCAGCGCATCCCACCAGTTCAATTTTTCGGTGGCTATGCGTGCAACTCCGACAATTGCGTTAGTGCAGGGGACAAAAACATCAGGCTTTAGTGATTCCTTTGCCGTATCGCCCACGACAGCCAGGGTAATCGTGCGGACGACGAACTCTACCGGCACCACCGTCGACGGATTCTCAAACGCGGTTATCAAATGCTCGGCGAGGCTCTAACCATGTACCAGATCATAGATGACCACAGCGTAATGTACTTGCCTGAGCGGGCCGTGATTGCTTTGCCTGCGGAAGAAAGCTACGGCTTTGCGTATGATGCGTGGCTTGCGGCTGGAAATACGCCAGAACCCGCCGCCGTAGAAACATCGCAGCAGGCAATGTCTAGGCTTACTCGCATCGTGCAGTCGCAAATGGACGCAGAGGCTATAACGCGCGGGTATGATGGGATACTTAGCCTTTGCACCTATGCCACCAGTACTAGCGAGAAATTCAAGGCAGAGGGCCAGGCTGGCGTTGTTTGGCGCGATCAGTGCTGGGAGTACGGCTACCAGCTTCTTGCTGATGTTCAGAGTGGTGCGCGCACAATCCCCACTGAGACTGAGGTGCTGGTAGGTCTACCAGTTATGGTGTGGCCAGTATGATGGCCGGTATTGTGTCTTGCGGTATCCCTGTTTTTCCGGCGGCGCCACCCGCGACAGATCCCTACTGGGCGTCTGTAGCAGCCCTCCTGCGGGGGGACGGAGCAAATGGTAGTCAGACGTTCGTGGACGAAAAGGGTGTAATAACCTGGGCAGCAAACGGCAACGCTCAAAATTCAACGGCAAACAAAAAATACGGAACTGGCTCAATAGCATTCGACGGTAGCGGCGACTACATAGTTGCGAGCAACGACGCGGCGCTCCTATTCGCGGGTGACTTCACCATTGAGTTTTGGCTTTACGAGACTACAACGGGCACCTCGTACCCGTTCTTTATGGGCAACTCTCCGGTACGTTCTTATATCAACTACGGAAACGTGGCTTTCGGAAACCTGTCTGCTTTGAGCAGTTTCACCATAAACGCAAAAACGGTATGGCGGCATATCGCGCTAACCAAGTCAGGCACCACGGTGCGCATCTTTCAAGATGGGACGCAGCTAGCGTCAGGAACACACTCTGGGGATGTGGACTTTCGCGGCCTAAACCTTGCTCGCAACGCTTTTGGCGGGGCCGACTTCTTGAACGGCTACATTGACGAGCTGCGCATTACCGCAGGCGTTGCTCGCTATACGGCCAACTTCACAGCTCCAACAGAAGCGTTCCCAAATAGCTAAATTATCTCGTTTTAGTTTTAATGCAACGTTTCTGCCGGCTCATCATTCGGCAGATTACGTCCGCTGGTACTTAATGAATTGTCGGCTTCTTCTGGTATTGGCTTATATCAATCTCTTGGACGATTTCGTCTTCTGGCAGATTGCGTTCTGCTTCAATGTGCCAAACTTCACCGACGCACTCTGACTTTATATTGAATCCGCCTAGAATCAGCTCGTCAATTATGCAAATGGCGGCTGATTCGTTTCCTGTAATGCTAAATGTTATTTTTTGCTTAGTCATTTAATTGGCTGCTCTATAAGTTGGAACCCGCGACAATTCGCGCATTCAATAATATCAAGGCTTTGATAAAAGATTGCGCCTGTTTCGCGCCATTTGTGTTTGCAATGGCACTGCCGAGGCGTATCCGTTAAGCCATGTCTTTTGGCAATCTCCGGTGCGGTTTCCGGCGAGTTCAATTGGTAAATTCAGAAGGCGCGCCGTCTGCCCTGCAAGGTATATAGGTGTATGTTCCATCTGCAATCAATCCTGCTACATAATCCGCGCACGCGACCATATAGTCTGTGCGTGCTTGTCGATATTTAAACGCATTCGTGCCAACACTATCGTGTTCACTATGGTAATAATTGTACTGCGCCAGCAGCATCGCTTCTAGCATTTCCTTTAGATTCATCGTCTGGCCACTCAATTTGAAAGATTGACGGGGTTAGATTGCTGTCTAGAATACTGCGCGCGACAACAGCGGCTTCCTTGCGTGTTTCACGCCAGCATACAAGCGTTGGCAGACCCTTGCCGCGCTGGATGAACATGCCGTAAGTCATTCTGGTGCGCTCAGTTCAAGTGCGACCATCATACCAGCCGGAAGAACAGAAAAGCCGGCGAGCCATGGTGAGAACTCGACAAAGCCAGATGCAAGGATGCACAGCGCGATTGCTAGCATGTACCAGTTTTGTTTTTTGTGGTCGGTTTTGGTTGACCACCATAGGCGTAGAGTTTTCATTTGATTTGCCCCAGTAATGGCCGCCGAAATTATCAGCGGCCAATCAGTTTAGCGGTTAGCCAGTTTTGCAGCCACAAGGCCGACAAGCTCAAGAATGTTTAGTTTTTGAGTTTCAATCTGACCGCTATAGTCGTTGCGGTCCATTTGAACGCCAACCATTGCGGCAAGCATTACACACGCGGCGCGCTCGCTTGTGGCGTTTTCGCTAATCTGCTTTTGGAGCTTTTCGGCCTCGCTTTTGTAGTGGCCTGGATAAAACGCCTCGTGCTTGATTGACGATACAAGCTCGGCTTTTGTCATCTTGTTAAGGTCGGCTTCGGACATGGTGCAAAGTTTCATTACTGAAATGGTCATCTCTGTTACTCCGTTTCGCCATCCGTTGTGTCTGGCATGTGGATGATACTAGACAACACCATCCACCACGTCAAACTTTTTATTCCTGATATACTGTCAATACATGGCATGAGGTTTGCATAATGTTTGAGCTATCAAAACGCAGCACCGAGCGCCTAATCGGCGTGCATCCGGACCTAATCAAAGTCGTCAAGCTGGCGATAACGCTGTCTGACATCGACTTTACCGTCATTGAAGGCGTGCGCACCATCGAGAAGCAGCGCGAATACGTCTCCAAGGGCGCAAGCAAGACAATGGACAGCAGGCACCTAACCGGCCACGCTGTAGACCTTTACCCAGTCGGCAAGCCTACGCCATGGGATCGCTGCCTATCTATCGCTGAGGCCATGTTTGCGGCTGCCAGGATGTTAGGCATTCCAATCCGCTGGGGCGGCGATTGGGATATGGATGGCGACTCAAAAGACGAGAAATTCTATGACGGCCCGCACTTTGAGCTGCTAAAGAGCAAGTACCCGTGATTATTCCGTGGTGGGTTCGATACGGCGCACCATTCTTTGCCGGCGTCTTGTTAACGCTACTCTGGCACGGCTTTGTTATGCGTGGCGTAGAAAACGACCAGCTAACAACGCAAGTCGTGCAAGCAGAACAGAAAATCGTCTACATAGATCGTGAGGTTAAATCCAATGACGACAACACATCGCAATACCTGGCCGATCTGGATAAAGCGCGCAAAGAATCGGACAGCCTGCGCGCTGGTCTTGCTGCTGGCAGTGTCGCTATCAGGGTGTGCCGCGCAGACGCAAATACAGCCATCGTGCGAGCTGATAGTGCCGGCGCACTTGCAGAAGCTACCGCAGCCGATAACGCCAGGCTTGAGAGACTTGTTGTTAGTCTACTAGAGCACGCCGAACGCAATGACGCATGGATGAAGTCTGCGCACGAGTTTATGAATCGGGAAAGGTAAGGCCCGCGCAATGCGGGCCTACTCTATCCCCTCAAACCGATCCCCAAAGATAGCCGCGCAAACTCGCACGGCCTCTTCTAGATCGTCGGTGCAGATCAGGCTAAAGGCTGGCTGGCCTTTTATTTTGACTTGATATCGGCGTGTCACTTGTGCCACCAGTTCTGATAACTAACCGCGCGCTGCACAGTGTTGATATGCACGCGGTATTGCTTTGCCATACGGTAATGCGTAACGCCCATGCTGGCGCGAATACGCATTTCAGCGACAATCTCCGGCGTTAGCTTCGCGTGCGGCAATTCGTTTCCGCGAGCCGGGTTATTTGCTGCGGCCATCAATCAACAACCTTAACAAACACGCCATCCGCCGACAGATAGCCTTTGCGGTCCTTGATGTCATTCCATGCTTGCGCCGCGCATTCATCCATGGTCAAGCCTTTCATGTTTGCGATAATGCACAGGACCACAAAGCAATCGCCAATGTCATCTTTTACGCACTTACCTTTGGCGATATTGTCCGCCAGCTCGCCAACCTCAGATACCAGCTTTGCGAACTGTGCAAGCGCCGTGCTGTTTTGCAGAATCTGGCGATCTTCTGCCCATTTTAGGATGTTGTTTTCGTAGTGGTTTAGCATGTTTGTTCCTTGGTGATGCGCCAGGGGTTTAGGCTGGCGCGTGGTTGTTAGAATGGGATGTCGTCGTCAAAGCTATCGTAGTCTGGCGCAGGTTTTTCTGCCGGCTGCTGAGTTGGCCGCGACTGCTGCGGCGCCGAATCATCACGCTTACCGCCAGAGTCTTTACCGCCAAGCAGCTGCATGGTGCCGCGCATATCTACGACAATCTCAGTGGTATATCGCTTAATGCCATCCTTTTCCCATTCGCGAGTCTGTAGCTTGCCCTCGATATAGCATTGCGACCCCTTGCGCAGATACTCGCCGGCAATCTCAGCAACCTTGCCGAACATAGCTACCCGGTGCCATTCAGTCTTTTCAACCTTCTGGTTGGTCTTTTTGTCTGTCCATTGCTCGGATGTTGCCAGCGACAAATTGCAAACTGCGTCGCCGCTTGGCATGTATTTAACTTCTGGATCTTGGCCGAGTGTGCCAACCAAAATAACCTTGTTTACGCCGCGCGCCATATTATGCTTCCTCATCATTAAAAGGCGCCGAAATAGCGGCCTTCTGTTCGTCTGTCAGCTTGCCGGTTTTCTCGGCGTGGCTGATTACTTGTTCTGCGGTCATACGCCCGGTCTGGATAGCGCCGCGCATTGCTGGTAGTTTTTCGGTGAATAGTGCAGCAGGATAGATCGCGTCAAGAAGCGGACTGATAACGTAGTCGATACGCACGCCGCGACGCTCTGTGATCTTTGTGGAGTATGCGTGGTTAATGTCGCTTATTGCGCTGATACGAATGCCGCCAAGCTCTTTGCCTGCATACACAACGGTCGGCTCACCAAACAGGCGCACGCGACGTCCAATCCATTCCGAAAAAGGATCTTCGCCCCATCCTTCTGGATTAGACAAGCATTTAACCATGCCTTTCGGAACCCAGTACGGCGTTTCTTCGCGGCCAGCAAAAAACATCAACAGGCGCACATTGCCTTGGTCAGTCTTTCGGCCAAGCTTTGCAATCGTGAAATCCTGCGGACCCATAATAAAGTCCTCATAGTTCAAGCGGTCAGACTTGATCTTGACGAACTCTCGAATGTTCATTTCTTCCATTACACTTCCTCCAGTGAGCTAAGGTCTGTTTCGTCTGCGCGCTCTAGCGCCCAGTGCGGTATCTCAATCGGTTCAACTTCGTCACCATACGCAGGCCATTCGCCACTGTCTAGTGATTCTTTGTAAATATCCAGTGCTTTGCGATACATGGCGCGGCCTACGTCGATTGACTCTTGCCCAATCTCGTAAACCTTGCAGGCGTGCGGGCGCTGCTCCTCTACGGCAATAATCGGCATCGAGTGAATGCGCTCGCCAGTCGCCCAGTAATACACATCGGAATAGAACGCAACCTGCATGTGATAGCCGTATGACTGAATCGAATTTGAGAATTCACGCGGGCGCACATCTTGGCATTTTTTCAGATCTCCGGCCACGCCTGCATTGGGTGCAATGTCAAAGCGGCACTTAACCAGTAGTCCGGTTTCTGGGTCGATTGCAAAAACCGACACTTCGCGGCCAGGACACGCCAGCAGCATCGACCGTGCAGCGGTGTTTCCAAACACTGCGCGCTGCATTCCGGACACGCCTTCACCCTCATCGCGCGTTAGTGTCCGGTCTTTTGGGTTCAGCTTGCATGCGTCGTTGTACTCTTTTTTCTTTCGGTCTGCGCAGTTGACTATGACGTAATCAGTTTTGTAACGCTCTGGCTCTAGAATCGCGCAGTGAATCGCGCTGCCGATTTCTTTTGCTCGGGTGCTGTCGTATTTTGGCCGGCCCTTAAAGTGGGCCGGACTGCGCAAGATCAGTTTAAGGCCGGAATTGCTTACCCCTTCGCTTGCGTGGTACTGCTCATTACTGAGCTGGTCGCTGGTGTAGATGCCTGGTTTCATTTGCGGCTCCGTTGTGTGGTTGGTGTTCGTCAATCTATAGCCAAAAATCACGGCTAGCAAGGCTTTTTTTATCTAAATTTTGTGGTACGCTGTCTACTCAAGCGTAAACACCTAGGTGCAATTTATGAAGACGAAAGACGCGATCCAGTACTACGGCGGGATAAAGGCGCTTGCCGATGCTCTTGGCATATGGCCACACAATATCAGCCGATGGGGCGACACCGTGCCAATGGCGCGACAGTATGAATTGCAGGTTAAAAGCGCAGGAAAGCTAAAGGCGGAGGCAACAGCATGAGCAACTGGGGCTTTGTTTACTGCCTTGCAAACGATGCTATGCCGGGGCTTTTAAAGGTCGGGTATACCACAAAGAATCCAATGGCCAGGGCTGAGCAGCTTTCATCATCCTCTGGCATTCCTGCTCCATTTAAGGTGCTTTTCTACTTGGAGACAAAAAACCCAGCGCAGATGGAGGCGATGATTCACTCGCACTTAGACGGTTATCGAAAAGACCCCAGCCGTGAATTTTTTCGAGTTTGCGATTCTGTGGTTGTACGCGCAATGCAGGATTGCAGCGACGGTGAAGGCGCAATCATGGAGAGCCACGCCTATCAGGGGCTTGTTGCTGAGCGGAAGTTTATTGCTGGGCGTGCAGCCAAGACGCCTTTAGCGGTGGGAGGCTAATATGGCGGCTCTTCCTTATATGCAGCTTTACGTCGCCGACTATCTTGCCGATACGCAGCACTTGACGACCGAGGAGCACGGAGCATACCTATTGCTTTTGTTTAGCTACTGGCAAACAGGAAAACCATTGCGTCACGAACGATTAGCGCCGGTTGTACGAATGTCCAACGAACGTTGGGTTGACGTTAAAGAAACGTTGCGCGAATTCTTTTTTGAGGACGGAAATCAGTGGATTCATTTCCGTGTTGAGGCTGATTTAGAATCTGTAAATAGCAAAAGCCTTAAAGCTTCTGGCGCTGGAAAGGCGTCGGCAAGGGCTAGGGCTGCGCGTAAAAAGGGGCTCGCGCAAGATAATTCAACGAACGTTGAACGAATGAACGAACGAACGTTCAACCATACAGATACAAATACAGAAACAGATAAAGGAAAACCTTCTTGTGATCGGCAAGCCGAATCACTCGATTTGCTAGGTGATTCGCAAGAAAATAAACCTGAGCAGGTTCGCATTCCTTATGACAAGATCCTTGCGGCGTTTCGTGAAAAGCTGCCATCGTTCCCGCAACCAAGGAAGCTAGACGCAGACAGAATGAAGGCTGTGCGATTGATCTGGATGAAAGAACCCGAATACGGCTCGCTTGATTTCTTTGAGCGGTATTTTGGTTACGTCGCGCAGTCGCCGTTTCTGATGGGCGAAAAAGACTGGAAGGCTTGCAATTTTGACTGGATCTTCAACGCCAAGAATTTCAGAAAAATAATCGAAGGCACTTACCACAAGGAAAGCAACAATGCGTGATCCATTCAGCCTGGAAGCAGAACAGAGCGTTTTAGGCGCCATGATGATTAGCCCCGAGCTGATCGACCTGCTATCGGCGGACGTGACAGAGAAAGACTTCTACTGGTCAGATAACGCCGAGATTTTCAGCGCGATCATGGCGCTTAATGCTCAGAACCTGCCGATTGATTTTCTGACTGTCGCCGAGCAGATCGGCACAATGTCCGACGGCTCACCAGCGCTCGTATACGCTGCGCAATTGCAGCAGGGCACACCTAGTACCGCCAATGCCGAGCAATACGCTAGGATCGTGCGAGAGAGGGCTTTAGACCGTGCTTTGATAGCAGCCGCGCGAGAGATTCACGAAATCGCGCACAGCACGGCAGATACTGCTGACAAAATCGCGCAGGCACAGGGCGAGATTCTTGCGATTGATGGCGAGTCGGCAACATCGGAAACGGTTACGGTTTTTGACGTGTTGACCGCTCACGTTGACCTGCTTGAACAGCGCATGAATCAGGGCGGCGCAATCTCTGGCATTTGCACGGGCCTTAAAGACTTTGACGAGCACACGGGCGGGTTGCAGCCTGAGCAGCTGGTTATCATCGCTGGTCGCCCGAAGATGGGCAAAACCACGTTCGCCATGGACATTGTGCGAGACGCTGCGATCCGGCAGAAAAAGGAAGTGCTGGTTATCAGTCTGGAGATGAGCAACCGGCAGCTAATGGACCGTCTGATTGCTGCTGAGGGTTCAATTCCGCTCGATGCGATGAAAGACGGCTCAGTGCTGTTCGACCACACTACGGGATTGATGGCAGCAAGCGCAAAGATCAAAGGCGCCCGGATTACTTTGTCTGATCGGCCAGGGCTGACAATGCGCCGTATTCGCTCAATGGCACGCAGGCACAAACGCCGCAATGGTCTTGACATGCTGATGATTGACCACTTGGGTCTGCTAGATGCAGATGACCCGAAAATGAATCAAGTGGCAAAGGTCACGGAGATTTCACGGCAGGCAAAACTTCTGGCAAAAGAACTGAAAATCCCGGTTATCCTGCTATCTCAGCTAAACCGCGCACTTGAGCAGCGACCGAATAAACGACCTGTTCCGTCTGATCTGCGAGACTCTGGCAGTATTGAGCAAGATGCGGATATGGTTGTTTTTGTCTACCGCGATGAGGTTTACAACGAAAACACAGAGCGCAAGGGAATCGCAGAAATCATCATCGGCATTGCGCGGGAGTGCGAGGCTAAGACGATCTACGCGCAGTTTCAGGGTAAGTATGCACGGTTTATGCCGCTTGACTCTGGCTATGAACCGCCAGAGGAAAAGAAGCAAGACAGCAAGCCGTCACGTCGCGGCATGGAATTTTAAAGGTGCATGACAATGACTTTATCTGCGGATAATGCTGGGCACAATTTGGCGAACCTTTCGACTGCCGAGAGAGCAGCCATTCAGAAGTTTCACGCGGAATGCTTGGAGCGACACAACGAAAGCAAGAAGCGTGCCAGTTATCTGTTTTCGCTGTTGAAGTCGAAGCCGAGGATTTGGATCGAGCGACAATTGATGGCGCGGCCTGATATTGAGGCGGCTACACGCGCAAATTTGAACGCGCTAATCAGGGGGAAGAAATGATAGAAATAACAGTGCCTTATCCGCCAAAAGAGCTTAACCCAAATCAGAAAATGGGCTGGGCTGCAAAAATGGGTTGGATTAAGCAATATCGAGCAATATGCAAGTACATTGCAAGCCAGTCTGCGCACGATGTGCCCGATGGCGACCTAGTGTTAGACCTAGAGTTCTTTCCTCCTGATAACCGCCGTAGAGACGACGACAACATGATTGCAAGCTTCAAGGCTGGCCGCGACGGAATTGCAGAGGCGCTTGAGCTTGACGACATACGGTTTCAGCTTCGGGTGCGCACAAGGGGTAAATTTCCAGGCGGTAAAGTCGTTGTAAAAATTTACGAAGATGTGGATTAATTGCTTGACTAGCATACTAGACAAGCTACTATCACTAGACGGAAATTGACCGGATGAGGGGTGACTGAGATGGAAACGACAGCAGCGGTACAAACGCTTACCGATGAGTTGCTGGGAGAGATTGAAAAACAGGGTTTTACGTTCGGTAGCACGCTCGAACATCTGGCGCGTGAGATCCGCACCCTGCGCGCCGAAAACGCAGAGCTGCGCAAGGATGCTGGGCGTTATCGAGCGCTTCGTCATTCGCTTAGCGGTAAAGCCAGATGCTCGCATACGCAAATGCCGTGCGTTAGTGACCCGATATCTCCATTTAGAACTTATACGCCAGATGGATTTGACGCGGCAATTGATTCAGTAATGGAGCAAGCGAAATGAGTAACGAAAAGATGCGGGAAGAGTTTGAAAAGGCTTACCCACTGGAAGCGGGAATGCACTGGAATGAAGTAACGCAATCATATGCGGGCCATACTTTGTTTTGGCTTTGGATGGATCGTTTAGAAGTCTGGACCGCTAGCCGCGCAGCTTTGCGTGTGGAGTTGCCATATATGCGAATGACTGACGGATCAATGCAGGGTAAGGACGTTATATCCGCCATCGAATCAACCGGAGTGCGCACGAAATGACCAGCGCCGAAATACTAGCCATCCTGCTGCGTGAAGGATACCCATTACAGACCATCGCAGCCGCAACCCGCATAAAAGAGCGATATTTGAGGTCTGGAGTGCTTGATGAGCGGGATCAGGCGAGGCTTGAGCATTACGCAAATCAGCAGCCATGTTTGCGCGGACGTTTAGAGTAACAGCTCTAATTTCTGGCTAAAACGTTACTTTATAACAAAACGGAGAAATGCGATGAATGATCTGGAATTGTTGGAGTTGGCGGCTAAGGCTGCTGGCTTGCACGTCAAAGGGTGGGTTGGTATCCGGATGGTATTCTTTAACCCAATCACAGGCTCAGCGGAGGAACATTGGAACCCGCTAACCGACGATGGTGACGCGCTGCGGTTGGCGGTTGCGTTAAAGCTTGAAATTGAACGGAGCAAGTACAGCGACAAAACTGTTTATGTTGGCGCTGTAGATTCAGCCCCATGGAAAGAAGAAGCTTGCGCAGAGGTTGACATTTACGCCGCAACCCGCCGCGCCATCGTCCTGGCCGCCGCACAAATCGGCCAATCCATGTAAATAAACCTAGACAAACGCCGCGAGCTAGGCGATGATCGCGGCTCAACTAATGAGGATTTACCATGAAACGATCAGAGCAGTTAATTGGTTTTCTGGAGCTGGAACTTAAAAACCGATCAGAAGTAATTGTTGGGCTTACGAACAGCCGTGACTTCTGGCGCGAAAAAGCAATTGCAGTGGAAGACGATCTTGCAGAGGCAAGAAAGTGTGCAGAAATAATGCAAAAAGCCGCGTTTGAATATCAGGCCGAGCTTGCCGCCCTCAAAGCGCAGGAGCCGGCGGCGTGGATAAAAAAAGACGTGCTGGCAACCTTGACTGGCGACGAGTGCTGCTATGCGTTCGGCAAGCAGAACCCAGTCGGCAATCTAGCGCCGCTCTACGCCGCCCCAGTGGTAAGCGCCGAGCAGCAGGGGATTGCTGTATCAACAAACTGGCTCAAGCGGATACACCGTGACCTCGATGCCTGCCAAAAACTGATTTGGGCAAACCTGCGCGGCTGCGACCCGTCCTACTACGAAGACGCACAAGAAAGACTCCGCGAAATCGACGCCATGCTCGCGGCCGCCCCTGCGCCATCTACCACTGAGGGCCAAGGCGATGAGTGAGCAAGTGATGATTGAGATGCTGCGCCGGGAGTTTTCTGAGGTTTATCACGAGCGAAGCACCACCGACGAAGCAATTGCGCGTATTACGGCGGCGCTCGGCCCATCCCAGTCAGTCAGCGCCCAGCCTGCGGGCGAGGTGCCTGTAGTAATCGAGTTAGCTGATAGCCGTGTCCGTCGCATCTATCTTGCAGGGCCAATGACAGGCTACGCAGACTACAACTTCCCAGCTTTCAATGCCGAAGCGACGCGACTGCGCGCCGAAGGTCTACACGTTGAAAATCCGGCCGAGCATGGCCTTGTCGAAGGCGCAACATGGGAGGACTACATGCGCTACGACCTTGGCCGGATAGCGACATGCGCAAGCATTCACTTGCTGCCGGGATGGAGTAAATCAAACGGCGCCCGTATCGAGGTTGGTCTAGCGCAGGCGCTAGGTATGCCAATTGGCTACGCTGATGGCGCAGAGGGTGTCGCGGCGCTGCAAGCGCGGGCGGTTGTGATGCCTGAGCGGATGAAAACTGAGCCATTTACGACGATTGATCGCGGCAGCAAGAATTACAAAGCCGGGTGGAATGGTTGCCTGAATGAAGTCGCGCGCCTCAACGGCAAGGGCGGTGTGTGATGGCTTTCCTGAGAGCAGGACAGTACGACGAGATGGTTAATCATCAGCGCCTTGTTGATGCAGTGAAATCACTGAAACCAAAGCCGGCGCGAAACGCCAGCGCAAAGGAGTGGCGAGACTGGCTGCACGCCATGCGACAAGCAGAAAGCATGAGTGATGAACAACTGAAAAAAGTTATCGAGGCCAAGCCATGAGCGCGACGATAAATCGGTATGAAATTGCACAGTCTTACCATTCTGCGCAGCAATCAATGGAGGTTGTTGCCTACGGGGATTACGTCCTGCACGCCGACCACCTAGCCAGCCACGCCTACGACGAGGGAAAGGAGCGGGCGTCGTTTGAGGCTTCGGAGCCGATGCCGCCAAGCTGCGACGGTTTCAACGGAGTGTATTACTTCCAAGAATGCCCGCGCTCTGGTCGTGAGAAGCGGCACCCGTACAACGAGAAATGGCGAATTTGGAAAGCCTGCGCCAAGTCCCGCGCCAAAGCTGCGGGGTGCTAGTGATGATTATCGAATTTGTCATGCTTGTTTTGGCGCTCAGCATGTGGGCCTGGCTGGCGTTTAACCTTTGGCTGCACGCAACTCACTACGGTAGGCTGCTTGGCAAGAAAGCGGCTCAGATTATCACCGGTAGTAAGGATAACGACTGATGCCCCTAATAAACTACACCGCCGCAACAAAACCGCGCCAGCTAGCAGTTCGGGCGCTTGAGGTGCACTACATTTGCGACCAGTGCGGAAAATACCGCAACAGAGGAAGCCATGAAAAATGCAGCAAAGCCAGGCAGCTTAAAAACCAGCATAAATGGCGTGCAGATTGACCTGCTCGCCCGCTGCTACGAACTGATAGAAAACGGCGGCACCTTATCCGGTGTCGCTGGTCGGTTTTCGTTGAATAAAGAGCGGCTTTCTAAGGCGATTTGTCTAGCCAAGCGTGACGGGTTGTACTAGACTAGGCGCTCAATAATTGGAGTGGCTAACATGGATATGGACAGCTTGAAACATCGGCTGCATATGGTTCGTAATGCAGAGTTTAATGCTCACGCACAGAGAATGTGCGTGGTCGGATACATTGGCGCAATGCTTGAAATGAGCATGATTACATGGACAGAGTATCAGAGGATTTCAGCTATGGCGGACAATGCCTGCGCTTATCGTCGCAAGGAGCTTTCAGAACATGCGCTCTAACCAATCCAACCCAATCGACCTGCCAGACGATCCGCCTGCGATGAAGTGCGGCTGGTGCGATGAGAAATTCTCGCCTGAGCGCGCTGAGTATGTCGAAGGCGTTTGCCCTTATTGCGGTTTCGCACTGACTGAGGATGACGACGAATGATCGCCATACTATTTTTCGCAATGATGGTTTACAGGAATCCGGGCCAATGAAAGCAGAACGAAACGAAGTGCTACTTAGCGACTACGGGCGCGGCGTGCCAGTGTCAGACTTGCTGGCTAAATACAAAATCAGCCGATCCCGCCTATACCAGCTCGTCAACCCGACAGCCTACGAAGGTCAGCGCGCACGTCGCAAGGAAAAGCTAGATGCAAAATAAATATGTGGCGCTGCTTGCACTAGGCGTGGTATCAATGGCGCTGTTTGTTGGCGCGGTTTCTATTTTCTATTTGGCGGGGTGGTTGGTATGAAAGCAAGGAAGTTTAGATTCATCGGGTTTAACTTCTATGAGTCTGCGCAGATCGTAAAGCTTGATTTCTGCGGGCTTGTTATCTACATGGCAAGCGGCCAGTGCCGTACGCTGTTTGGCTATTCATGGGTGGAGTATCAGAAATGAAAGCACAAGACTTCTTACAGGCCGGCATAGGCCACATGCAAGACCGTGCAGCTACATACGATAAGCCGACCGGCGAACGCTCAATGGCGGCCACCGTTGGCGCCTTCAAGTGCGTGTCTGGCGTCGAGATGACAGAGGAACAAGGCTGGCTGTTTATGGGCCTGCTTAAAATGGTTCGAAGCCAGCAAGGTGAGTTCAAGGCTGACAACTACGAAGACGAGGCCGCCTATGCTGCTTTGCGTGGTGAGTGTGCGTTTGCTGCTCGATCCTGTGACACCGCGTCACCAGTTACGCTAGCCGATAGAATTGAAGCATTCAATAAGGCCAGTGCAGCGAACGTTAAAGCCGCTCTTGATTCGATTGGTGCATCATGCGCAGAATCAGCAGCGCAATTCATGAATACCATTCCAGTTGCCGACGCAGACGGCCGGATCAAGTGGGATGGCGGGGAGTGTCCGGTGGATGATGGTGACGATGTATCTGTAAAGTTTCAGGGTGGTAAAGTCCGCCGCGACAAATATCCAGAAGGCTGGAACGGCTGGGGCGTACATTGTCCAGAGCCTGAATACAAGATCATCGCCTACCGCATCCACAAGGCGGGCGAATAAATGATTGGGTGCCCGGATTGCAGATGTACCGAGCACCGCATTCATTCCTACAGGGGCGCCAATCGGCGCCTTACTTGTAGGGGGTGCGGAGTTACATTCAACGAAACGCGCGGACTTTATATGGGAGAACCGCCAAAGAACGCCAGCGCAAAGACTTACCTAATCACGGCAGCGGTTAACGCGACAAAGGCGCACGGCGCATTCTTGCGGACGATGATTGCTTATTGCGCCGAACGTGGCGCGCAATTGATCGTCATTCCCATGCGTTACCGGAACCCGACGCGCCAGGACGATACGCCAGACGATTGGTGGGATGCGAAACTAATGCCATTCATCACGCACGAGCGAACCAAGATTGCAAAAGGCTTGGTCGTGCTGGCGGACATTAAGATCCAGCCTACCGCAATCAACCCGATACAGGGCTGGTTAACTGTTAGCGGCACAGACTCGGCAATCCTTGGGCATACCAAGATCGCACTTAAATCAGTTGCTACCAAGGTAGGCGATCCGGCAAAGCTGGTAATGACTACTGGTGCCTGTACTGTTGAGCAGTACAGCGACACGAACGCAGGCGCTAAAGGCCAGTTTCACCACACGTTAGGCGCAGTAGTTGTCGAAGTTGACGGCAATCACACATACATGCGCCACATTTGCCCGATGAATGACGGCAGCTTTATTGACCTGGATAAGCACTACAGCACCAAAGGCATCACGGGCGCCCCTCCGTGCGAAGTGCTGACGATGGGCGACATTCATGCGCAGCGAGCCGATAAGCGCGTTAAATCGGCCACGCAGGCGCTCACAGCTACGGTCAAGCCTAAGACTATCGTTGCGCATGACGTGCTCGACTTTGGAGCTGCCAGCCATCACGCCAAGTACTTTGAGAAGTTCCGGCGCCACTGCCAGAAAACCTCAAGCGTGCTGACTGAGCTGCAAGTTACCGCTGAATACATGGACGACATCGCCGGCCTGGCTGATACCGTGGTTATGGTTGGCAGCAATCATCACGACCACTTCACGCAATGGCTGGAAAAATCAGAGCACGCGCTTGATCTTGAGAACGCGCTTGTATTCCATGAAACTAAGGCCGCTATGCTGAGAGCTATCTTTGATGGCGGTTATTGCGACCCGTTCAAGCTGTGGATGGATCGCATGATGTCGAAGGCCGATAAGCTGCACTGGCTCAAGCCTGGCGAGTCGTTTTCGCGCAAGGGCGTTGAATTTGGCTGGCACGGTCATAAAGGCCCCAACGGCGCGCGAGGCTCGACTAAGGGTTTCGCTAACATCGGCGCAAAGGTAACAAAAGGCCACTCGCACGGCGCTGAGATTATCGACGGCGCGCACTCGGTAGGGACCAGCTCGCAGATGGATATGGGATACAACCTTGACGCACCTAGCGCATGGACGCACACGCACGACCTGACATATGCGAACGGCAAGCGGACGTTGATTCATTGCGTTAATGGTAAATTCTTTCGATAAAAACCTAGACACCCGCACGCCGTAGCGATATGGTGTGCGGGAACACATGACACGGAATGAAAAATGATCAACATCGAATGGATAGAAGGCGCGCCGGATAAGCTGGAGGTTGGCATGGTTGTGCGCGTAGATAATGGCGCCCCATTGCTAGTCGGCTCGCTGTGCATCCTGAATAGCTGCCAAGGCGTTACAAGCTGGGCCTGGCTAATCAAGCCCTATCAACTTAGCTGGATTGACTCGAAGACTGGAGTGCCGAAAAGATGAGTGACGTTATTGATTGGAGTAAGGCGCCGGAAGGTTATCCGTTGTGGCTGGAAGACTTGCAAGCAACAAATTCGCTTGATCAAAGCGGGTGGCATCGTGATGACGGTGATCGCTACACGGACACAGGCGGCAGATATTGGCCAAAGCGTGACATTGCCGCCTACAAAGTACACACGCGCCCACAACCAACCCCATGGTCTGGCGAAGGTCTGCCGCCGGTTGGATTAACCGTGCGCATTCCTGAAGACATGGCGTGCGGCAATGAGTTTCTTGAGCAGTTCGAAGGCTTAACCGTGGAGATTGTCGGCCATACAGAAAACGACATTAACACACCGTTGGCGATATTCAGATACAAGCTCGATGGCTCATATCATTACCATGCTCTTTGTGGCGATAATGGCAATTTTGAACCAATCCGCACACCAGAGCAGATCGCGGCGGATGAGCGGGATAATCGAGCGCATGATCTATTCAGAATTGCATGGCCTGAAACGCATTCTTGGCGCGATCTTTCGCCGCATTGGCAAGAGGCTTTCTATCGCCTAGCAGATTCAAGCTACCGAAAACCCTAGCCACCAACCAAGCCGGCCAATGTGCCGGCTTTTCTTTGTCATCAAGATCTAGCGGATTCCTGCTATAACTGCCGATAACAACCTATAATCCGCACGATCACAATTATTATTTTTCGCATAATAGTGAATAATTGCCAGCGTCCTGAGCGTGATTTATACTCATGCAAAATGAATGCCAATCTTGGTAACGGATAAATGAAGATGCCCGATAATCCTAACAACTGGTTTCTATTCCTTTCATCGCTACCAGGGGAGGCTCAGGCGTTAATCGCGGCAATCATTACCGCCACCTTGCGCGTGGCATACGACAAGTCCGAAAAGAGCTGGCAGCGCATTGGGCTTGAAGGCCTATTGTGTGGCTGCATTGCGGTTGGTCTTTACAGTGGCGCCGGATATCTTGGTTTGCCGCCGTCGATTGGCGTGTTCATCGGGTCAAGCGTTGGCTTTGTTGGCGTTGTGCAGTTTCGTACATTTGCGCTGAAATTCATTGGCAAGAAGATCGAGTAGGGTTACACTACCTGCAAGCGTGTGGCACGCAGCGCTAAACCTGAACAGTTTGCTATGATGGCTTTACTCCGGCCTATGCGCGCCAAGGAATGCGACCAGAGCGGGTGAAACTCCTCATGACGGCTAGCCACCGTGCTCGATTCGGCTATTTATTCGCATAACCATCGGATTGGAAATGAGCCCCTACGACTCGGGGAACTCACCATGGTGGTTATGCAAATGAATGGAATGCGCAGGCTGATGCGCTTAGATGGATAGAATCGGAAAGTATCCATGTAAAAACCATCCGATCATGCCGGGATCAGCTCCGGCCCATTCATTACCATTGCGACCGGTTACGCAGGGCAATCTAGAGATAGACAGCGGTTAAAATCCGACTACCGGCGCTACCAGCAACACGGACCCCACACGACAGAGCAGCGATCCTGCAAAATCGGCGCTGGGGTTTTTTATTGCGCGAGTGAAAATAAAGCTAGACAACACCGCGCCACTTGATATGATGGCGACTCACTTAGTGGAGGATGCAAAATGAAATTGGTAGAGATTTTGGCGAAAGAGTTGGGGGAATGGCCGATGGATAGCTGTTTGACTATCTGCCAAGACACGTCTGGAGATATTGGCGCATGGCGTACTCTTAGGCCAGAAGTAACATGCCCAGATGACGATGATGTTGTATGGTCAAGCATGGGTCATATCATGAACATTACACCGCTTAGCTGCATCGCCACCGACCACGCAACCGCAATCGTAACCCGCGAAATGTGGCAGGCTGAGCGGGTCAAAGCTGCTGGTCGCGCTCTTGGTGACGGCAGTGGCTTGTTGGCTGGCTACACAAGAAACCCGTTTGCAATTCGAGACCGCATCCGCGAAATCGACGCCAGTATCGAAGCAATGACCGCCGAACGCGCCGAGCTTGTCAGCAAACTGGCTGGCGAGGGTTTTGCGTTGATTGCCGTTGCTGCTGAGCCAGTCGAGGATATGAGCGATTGGCGGAATTGGAAGGCTGGGGATTTGCTGCGGATGGAAAACGAGGATGAATGGTGCGGCGTTTCCAATGGGCGCCTGTACAAATTAGAGTCAGACATAGCGCATGAGTTTGTGTTTATAGATGATAGTGAGGAAGAAAGGAGATTTAAGCCGGCAGAAACTGAATTTGCAGCAAAAGATTTCTCATGGCACTCCCGCCCATCCGCCTAAAACCTAGCCCCTTAACAGGGGCTTTCTTTTGCCCGACACATATCTATGGCACAATACCTGCATGGAAAAACGAACCTACAAAGTCCACAACCGAAAGAACGAAGAGTTCGCGCGGCGCATGATGACCGAGACGCACGTGCCAGAGTGGAAGATATACAAAGAGGTTTTCTGCCCAGATTCGCAGGCGTCACTTAACTGTCTCAGGGTCAAAGCGTGCCAGCTCAAGCAGCAGCCGAGGTTTAAGAAGTACTTGGATCAGATCAAATCAGAAATTAAGGAGCGCTTCTTGATAACAGTAGAAGGCCAGATTGAAAAGCTGGAAGAGGTGCTCGCACTAGCCAAGGGTGGCGAGCGTCCTCAGTGTGCCGCTGCCGTGCAGGCAATTATGGCGCAGGCGAAACTTGCTGGGATTGACAAGCAAGTTGAAGAAGACGCCCCGCAACCAGTGCAGGTAATCATTCAGGTTCAAGATGCCAGCATTCAGCGCGACGGCTAACGTCCCGCAGGCTAAATTCCTGGCGATGCCGCACAAGTTCCGCGCGTTCGTTGCTGGTTTTGGTAGCGGAAAGACGTGGGTAGGCTGCCAGGCTATGTGCACCCACTTTTGGCAGCATCCAAAGATTAACGCCGGCTACTTTGCGCCGACGTTTCCGCACATCCGCGATATTTTCTATCCGACGATTGAGGAAGTGGCAGACACCATGGGGCTGCGTGTTGTTACGCGCACCAGTGACAAGGAGGTAGATTTCTACTCAGGAAAGCGCTATCGAGGGACCGCGCTATGCCGATCCATGAGCAATCCCGCCAGCATCATCGGCTTTAAGATCGGGCACGGGCTCATTGACGAGCTGGACGTGATGACGACCGAGAAAGCGCGCCTTTCATGGATGAAGATCATCGCGCGTATGCGTTACAACGACGAAGGGCTGCGCAACGGGATCGACGTTACGACTACGCCTGAGGGGTATAAGTTCACATACGAAATGTTTGTGCAAGCCCTGCGTGACAGGCCGCAACTATCCGGAAATTACGGACTGTTGCAGGCAAGCACATACGATAACGCCGCGAACCTCCCGCACGATTACATCTCATCGCTTGAGCAGACATACCCAAAAGAACTGATCGGCGCATACCTTCGCGGCCAGTTCACCAACCTTACAAGCGGCACGGTGTATCGGTCTTATGATCGAGTCCGCTGCGGATCGAATGAGGTTATCCAGCTTGGCGATCCGCTATTTATCGGCATGGACTTTAACGTCGACCACATGGCGGCGACCGTTTACGTAAAGCGCGATAAGGTTTGGCATGCGGTTGATGAGCTAAAGGACATCTACGACACGCCGGCCATGATTAAGATCATCTGCGAGCGCTGGAAAGCTAACGGCCACAAGATACACGTTTACCCGGACGCCAGCGGTCAGAATCGTAAGTCTAACGACGCCAGCACGTCTGATATTGCGCTGCTACAACAGGCCGGCTTTAGCGTTCGCGTGAAACCGACCAACCCGGCAGTCAAGAACCGTATTATGGCCGTCAACAAGGCGCTAGAGGATGGACTGCTGCGAGTTAACGCTAAGGCGTGCCCGACAGTAGCCAAGAACCTAGAGCACCAGGCATACGACAAGAACGGCGAGCCTGACAAGTCTTCTGGCACGGATCACCAGAACGATGCGACTGGCTATCCGATTGCCTACGAAATGCCGATTGTTAAGCCTGTGCTGATTACTCCGGTTCGCTTCGGATACTAGCAGAAAATAAATCTAGACAGTCTCTCGATCAGCCTGCACAATGGACCTACATTCGATTGATTTGGAGTTTGGAAGATGAATAAGTTTACGCCGGGGCCTTGGAAGATTGACCAGCGTACAGTTTATGCGCTTGATGTATATGGAGTTAATCGTTTTTATGCGTCCGTTCACGGTGTTCATACGCCAACAGCAGAGATAGAAGCAAACGCCAGACTAATCGCAGCCGCGCCGAATTTGTTGGAGGCGCTTGAGGAGTTGTTTTCCAGCTACAAACAGTTGGCCGACTCAGGTGATGCTGGTAATTGGTCTGTAGAAGAATTGCCAGAAGGCGTTAAAGCATTGGCCGCAATCGACCGCGCAAAAGGAGAATCAAATTGAACGGCACCCAAACAACACACGGCTTCATCCCAAACATCATCCTACAAGGCGTAGAACTAGTCGCAAAAGTCGATATCACCAACCCGGCCGCCAAAGTTCATGACCCGATCATCTACAAAGGCCGCGTGATCTACGCTATGCCGGGTGGCGGGGAGTTTGTTGGTGGGCGGGTTGAGGGGGTGGTTAAATAATGGGCATGCAAATATTTCTGACTGGGCTTGTATTCTTTATGAGCGCGCTTGTTGCCGTAAAGGGTTATGAGGATAAGCCTGATCCGCCGTATGCGATTATGACCGCTATTATGGTTATGTTTTTCGGCGGCTTTGTAGCGTGCATGGTTGGCGCGCTGATTTCAATCTGGAGCTAACATGAACCTGCACACAAAAGACAGCGAAGGCAATCACCGCATTATCGAGGGATCGCTTGATATGCTGGCCGACCAAAAACAACTGCGCGCTGATTTGCGTGAAGCTAAAATTCACGTCAAGAAGCGCCAGCCAATTTTTGGCTTTATTAAAGGCGGGCAGTATAAAGCGCCTGCTACTATCTGGGATAAGTGATATGCGCGACGACTACGAAGGATTTTAACCACAGGCCCGACTAGCAATCGGGCTTTTTTACACCTATCACAAAACATGGCACAATACCTGCATATCTAACAGGACGCGCCCCATATGCCTATCAGCTCAGTACACGCCGAATACTCCGCCAACACCGAACGCTGGCGGCGTAACCGCGCGGCATGTGCAGGGCAGGACGAGGTAAAGCAGGAAACCACGCTGTTCCTGCCAGACGATAGCGCAGCCGACCGAAGCGACGAGGCGCGGAGTCGTTATGCCCGTTACCTAATGCGCGCAGTATGGCTACCAGTGTCGAGCTATACGAAACAAGGTCTGCTTGGCATGGTATTCCGCGCGCCGCCTAAAGCCGATTTGCCGTCGCAGCTTGAGTACATGCTAGAGAATGCCGATGGTTCCGGCCTGTCGCTTGAGCAGTGCGCCAAGATTTACACGGGCGAGGCTATAGAGGTCGGGCGCTGTGGCATTTTGGCGGAATACCCGGAATCAGAGCCTGGCTTATCTGCTGAGCAAGTAGCAGCTCGAAACCTGCAAGCGCGCCTTACCACTTACCGCGCCGAGTCAATAGATAACTGGAAGTTCGAGCTTATCGGCGGAATCTTGAAGCTGACCATGGTCAAGCTGTGCGAGTTGACCGAGATTGAAAAAGACGAATTCCTTTACGAAAACCAGACACGTTATCGGGTATTGCGCTTGCGTGATGGCGTATATACCCAGGCTGTTTACGACGACAGCGGCGACGTAATTATAGAAGAGTTCGCCCCGACTGATTTCA